GGCATGAATCCACCTTCTTGGGTTTGGTCTTCAATCTTCTGAGCCATTCGGTCAACGCGCTTTTGAGCGTCATCCCTCATGCTCTTGATTGTTTGGTCATACAACTGTTGCGCATACGTCTTGATCTGTTGAGGATCAATTGTCCCGGCAGGTGTCGCTGAAAACGTCCTTACGACTTGATCAACAATTGATTGTGCGTCTCCTTCCGGCAAAGACGGAATCGGAGTAGGAGATAAGTCCCATACCTTTTCACCAACAGGCGAAAACACGTCCTGCATCCAAGCGACAAAGGCCTCACACTTCGGTGCGGTGATGTTGAAAAACATCTGGCTTCCGCCTGTTTGAGAAATACGAGCCGCGTCTGACGGGTTATACTCACCCGATTTCAAACGCCTAGATTCAGTCATGCGATCATCAATGCCATTTGTGCTCCTGTGGCTTTTGGCGTCTTCGTATGACTTTCTGATGAGAGCCGCTAGATTTGTGAGTACAGGCTTGCTCGCCTGTTCTTGAGACACAATCGCTTGAAGAGATTCTTCATGAAGCTCTTTATCAGATTTAATGCCTAGAGAGATACCTTCCATGATCGTTTATGATGCTGCACGGTCGCCCGTGACGTACGCTGTTACCTGACTTGTAAACACGAGTTCGATTTCAGCGTATTGAGCAAGTGTCTTGAGCGTCTTCGAACTTGTGATCGTAACACCAGAACCAGCGATTGTAACCTGTCCAGCCCCACCTTGCTGAATCTTTATTCTTTGACCTGAAATAAAGTAACCAGCCGTGGCGGTGACCGTAATGGCTGATGCATTCGTGCAAATGACGAGTTTGCCGTTGTCGGTCGGAAGCAATGCGTAACTCGTTCCGGTCTGCGAGTTAATCGGCGTTCCAGTGGATGTTGGGAGAATAAGATAAGTTCCGGGCATGTCGCTAGGTGCAGACAAAGCACCCCAAACATGGTTATTCTGTCCCCATATAGCACGCGAAGTTGTTCCCGTGAAGTTGATCGGAACAACCGAAGCTGTTGCATTTGGAGAAAGGAACGAACAATTGATGAACAGATTTGCCGAGGAACCATTGTTGATCACAACGGGAGATGCAGTCGCATGAGCGTTTGAAAAAATAGTGTTCTCGCAAAGAACAGAACCACCAGTTGAGTTTAGCAACCCAGTTGAAGAGTTCGTGTTGCAGTTGCAGTTCTGCATGGTGATATAACCACCGGTCTGTGTAATTTTTGAGGTGAACACGGTCTGCATTGGGACGAAAGTTCCACCTGATACGGCTACCGTTCCACTTGCCTGTGTTCTGCTTTTCACGTCAAGAGTCCCTTGCGAGAGGCCGACTGCTACACCTACATCAGTTCCGTTGACGAGAATAAATCTTGTGGTTACTTCTGCCCCCGCAAACGTAACTGCACCACCAAGAACATTTAGATCGTATGAAACGTAGTCCTTGGTGATCGTCAGAGTCTTGCCTGACGTCGTTGTGATATCGCTTCCATCCGCGTGAATTACCAAAGGGATGGAAACTGTCGCATCAGTCGTAAGGACGTATGAACCACGAACGCACCGAATGACAGCGTACGAAAGGGAACGCTCAGTGGCAGCAGAAAGAGCATCAGCAAGGCTCTTGTAAGGGCTGGACTCTGAACCAGTTTCAACGTAATCATCGGTTCGATTGGAATCGACGTAGATTACCGTCGATGCATTTGCCCCGTGTCCTCTATTTACCACCCAAACACTAGCGATGGAAATGTATTCCGTCTGTTCAGACAGAACATAACACCTGCATCCCGGACATTCCTTCGCAGAAGGAAGTTTGCTGTATTTTGAGACTGGCTTAAGATCAATTCCTATCGGCATGGCCCAAATCCTTTCAATTGGAGGCTATGCCGTTCAGTGTTTGTAATATCCAACTATTCTTTCGTCATAAGTCTGTCAAAGATAAACGTAATATATTTACTCTTTTAGGTAATACACTAACCAACCTTTCCCATCTCCACTCCCAGTAATCAATTCAAGATTCTCGCGTTTATCGAAAGCGTTGTGAACTACAACTCCATTGTTGTTTATTGTTGGACAACACTCACATTCAATTGAAAAAACATGAGGATGTCCGTCATCAACTGGAAAAATGTGGATTCTACCGTCATCGACCATATTTTATATTCCTCCCCATGCTAGAGATTGTGGAGGCGGCGGAGGCGGCTCTGGACATGTATTGATTACGTCAATCTTGTCTGCTCCAAGGCAAAGGTATTGGAGAGCATCGTGTGGATGCGAGTAGCGGTTTTTACAAGGCATGTCGCGGTATCTCTCTTCTCCTGAAATCTGCACACGCTCGAACTTGTAACCGCCTAAGAAACCCTTGCGCAGTATCTTGCACGAAGGGTCGAGTATGAATGCTGGTTGTCCGTCTATCGTGCGTGTAAGCCTGTCTAGGACGGCTTGGCGTCGCGGAAGAAGGTCGTTTGTCTTGGCTGGCTGCGTAGGAATGCCAAGAGAGCCTAGCTGGCCTATACACGTTGTCTCGTCGGCCTGTGATGCCTGAACTCCGGCAGGGTCTCCCCAACTTATTATTTGCAAGCCGGGAAACAGACCTGTGAGCTTTGGGATTACCACATCTGTCGCAAATTGTTTGATACCCCCGTGATCGCACACATACTCACGCAATACACGCAATTGTCCTGACGGAGCAACCTGACCAATAATGCAAGCGGGAGTAAGCCCAAAATCCCAACCAAGTGTAATTGGAATACCACGATAAAGTCCCAGTGGACGCGGAGAAACGTGGATAGAGTCATTGTAAACCGCTTGATAAACGGGTTTCCCATCGAATACTGATCCGTAGTTCCCGCAAACCATTGCGTTAACCCATTCAGGGTCTGCACCTGCTGCTAAACGGGACCAGTACGAGTAACCAAGTTGCTGATGTTCTACATTCTCGGCATCTGGATTGGATTCAAAAGCGACTATTCCACCTTCTCCTGTCGTTCGAATTAATGCTCCCGGCTGTCGAAAGAACTCCCAGTTCAGGGGCTTTACGTTCTCTGCAAGATTGAACCACCAATGATCATCGTCCATTGGGTTCGTGTCCATGATTACACCTGACCATGTGATTGGGACTCCGTAAGACTTACCGGGGAATCGTCCAGTGCGCGATATAGCTGCGTCGACAATGCTCTTGTCCAGTTCACGGGCCTCGTTAATCCATGCTCCTGTTAACTCAAGAGACAGGAGCTTCTTGACGTCTTTGGGCTTATCAAGGGCTAGGAAATAGACCTCAATGTCCATTGTGGTTCCGTCTCCACAATCAAGACCTGAGCATTTTGCCGTGATAGGCGCTCCGTAGGTGATCGGACAAATCTCTTCTGGTATCCAGTCTTTCCACGTCTGAATTGTTGTGCTCTTGAGTTCTGGGTAGGTGTTGCGGATTACGGCCCATCGCGTCCGACGAACCCCCTTTGCGTCTGGCTGCTGTTGCAATGCTCTGCGCCAAATCTCCACGCTGCACCCTACGCTCTTACCTGAGCCGATTGGCCCCATGATACCGCGCACCATTGCGTTTGAGTGGTGAAAGCGGCTTATGACGCGAGAGGCTTTGTATCTTGTGAGTCCGTCCATGTTACATAGGTTACATAGGTTACATAGGAACGTAGGTTACATAGGTCATTTGCCGTCGCCAAGGTCGATCTCAAACTTGAATCCCTTAGCGGACAACTCATGTTTTTCAGGAGCGTTGAAACCCATAATGCGGCTGATCTCCCGTAGTGCTTCTATCGGGTTCCGTACCTTGATCTTGATACCATTCATTGAAATCTCAAACGAGTCAACGTCTGCACCACCTTCATCTTTAACCCTCTTTGGTGAGATATTACCGTTTTCATCAAGATATTTTGTCAGATTCGAATTTGCTATCTCTGCAAGTTTGAGCAGCACCCCCTCGCGGGTGAGTATCGCTTGCTGCATCAATGGAGTCTGTGTTACATCAGACTGTACCTGATTGTCCAAGTGCGATAGGAATTGCTTAACGCCTTTGGTCTTGAACACGTTGTCTGCTCGTTTGCTGTCAAGGCTACGATCTGTCCATTTGTGTGCATAGCCAGCCTTTCGATACGACTCAACCTTGCTGTATCCGGCTGCGTAGAACTCACAGAATTTGCGCTGTCGAGGAGTAAGTCTGGACGTTTTATCGCTCTTCTGGCGAGGTGGAAGCTTGTGACGATGTAACTCTGGTGCGTGCTTTCTGTGCTTTACTCCACGCTTTCCGGGCACTTCCTTTGGAGTTGGCAATACGAAAGGCTCTTCAGAGGCTTTTTGCGGGCTTTTGATTTCATCATACATACTAAGCCTTGCGTCTCCAAGCCGTGATTGCATGGGTTAACTCCCAACCGAAAAGATAGGCGAATGCCTCGTCGTCGAGAGCATCAAGAGACGCACCAAACGTCTGACGAACACCAGCATCATAAAGGATGCGATTCGTTGCGTGAATGAGTTCGTGCGCGAGATTGCTTACGTCGTCAGGCAAATCGTCAAAGTGCGGCATCAAAATGCAGATACCTGCGGAGGTGCGGTCGAATGTCACTGCCGCCATGTTTTCGTTGATTTTGCTGGCATCGACTATTACTCGCGCCTTTTCGCGGGCTGTCTTAACCGCTCGAATCAAGTTGTCGTCAACAATCCAATGGATTCTTGCGCAGTAGATTGGGTCTCGCCATGTGGCGTAAAACGGTTTTGTCGTCTTTGTAGTGTTGCTCATTGGTCAAATTCCAGCGGACGGTATCTGTCGGCTCGTCCTTATTTCAAGCGGGTCTGGCACGCTGAGAGTTTTTCCCGCATCTCTATTGTCTCGCTCAAGTCTTGCGCTCCACCTCTCCATGTCCGTGCAGGTCCATGTTTCCTGCATCTCTCTGCGTATGCTCCTGACTTCATCCCTCATATCTCTGAGGTAGTTTGCAGCTCTCCACGTCGCTGTAATAACTGCAATCAGGATGCTCAGACCAACGGCTAAAGATACCCCGAATACGGTATCTGGTGTTATTTCTGACAAACATTGAAGAGTTTGAAGATGTGACATGTTACGTGCGTTAAGTCTCCTTATCGTTTTGTTCGGCTTTTGGCAATATCATTTAACCTGTGGTTTTCCATCTTCCAATACACTAACGACTTTATTTGACACATCATAATCAAAGTATCCGATTTCACGGGCTTTCATTTCACGGTAATTTTCGTAAGTGTTTATCATTTAACTATTTATCAAATCGTGTGGTTTCGCGCAAAAACTAATCTTAGTCTGTTTCGTTTCGACCAATTTTCAAAACTAAAATGTGACGTAAGTTGTTAATGTATCGTAACTTATGAAACTGCTCAAAAATAAATCTTTATTTGTGCGCGGAAATGGCGTATGCTTTAATCATCGAAAGGTTATGATGACCAAAGAACAAAATCTGCTTAAAGCGGCTAAGCTCTCAATCAAGCTGCACATAATGGTGCAGGACACTAGCCTGACCGTTGCATCAGTCGGTGTCGGTCTGGTCCGTCAGGACTCGACCGAGAAAACGTATGCGGACGTAAACCGCATATTAGGCGCATCCTACCCTGACGCTCTGATTTGCGCGCTGATCAGAGATGCAATCTCTGAAATGAACGCTTAACAATCAACAACACAATCTGACAAATCGGCGGGCACTGATACAGCTTGCGCGGCGCGGACTGGAAACAATTAACGGAAGATAAAACGATGGAAAGCAACATTACAGTAGAAACTTTTATCAGCGACGTTCCGGAGCGCCTTGCGTATGCTGCGCATTCTGGAACGTCTTGGGTGCCGGAGAAGCGCGCCGTAACCACGCGAGAAGAATACGCTCAAGACTTGGTTAGCATCTACGAATCAATCAAGGATAAGCACGTCAAAACAAATGCCGACGAGGATATTCTCGAAGCCTATTTTCCCCGCTTCCGAGATGGATATAAAAAGAGGTATCTCGCGTATCTCAACAGTCGATCCCGCATCGTATCGTGGGGCATATGCGGACCGTCAAACTTCCCGGTTCGTAGGATGGAGAAGCGAAATATGGTCGCAAATAAGCGGCTGAATGAGTTTCTCGACTTTCGAAAGCGCGGACAAGGTGCGATCGTGAAGGCCCTCCACCCCGAATGGCGTCCAATTATGACGGGAGACGCCGATGCCATTGACCGCTTGCGGGAGAAGCTCGAAGAGGCGGAGGCGTTACAGGCCAGGATGAAGGCCGCCAATGCCGCGCTTAGAAAATATAAGAAAGACGGAATCGAGCGTCAGGTCATGGCAATCATGGAGGTCGGACTCCCCGCTTCCGTGGCATGGGAATTACTCAATCCTGATTTTATGGGAAATGTCGGGTTCGCCAGATTTCAACTCACTAATAACGGGGCACGCATCCGCGACATGACCGCCCGGATAGAGTTTCTCAAGCGCAACCAAGCAAAGCCCGTCACCGAAGCAAAGGGGGATGGCGTCCGGATCGAGGATGACCCACCGGCGAATCGCATCCGACTCTTCTTTGACAGTAAGCCAGCTTATGATATCCGGAGCAAATTGAAGGCCAACGGGTTCCGGTGGGCTCCGTCAAACGGAGCGTGGCAGGCATACAGGAATGATAGGAGCATGACTCTCGCTAGGTCGATGATCGCGTAGGCTCCACCTGCCCGGCGCGTCCGGGCGGGATACAGCTTGCCAACGACTGGCGACTGGAAATCAAAATGTATGAGGGAAAAATCAATCATAGAGTATGACGTGCGGACGTATGACACATACGGCGATTGCCGTGATATTGAGTCTTTTGACTCATTGCATGACGCAACGCTATATTTTAACAGTATCGCGCTGGCTGATGAAATCGCTGGCGTAGAAATTGAAAAGCATACGACATACTTTACACCACGGGAAAGCATGTACAAATCTTTGAAAATTAAGGGCATCGTATAAACACATGAACGACACTGACATTGTGCTTTCTACGGCTGGTAATGCTGGCCGAACCATTTATTACACGCGTTCTGGCGCAAGAAAACGCGCAGCCGCTCTCGAAGCATCAGCTAAGGTTTTCCGTGATGCGGCTGAATCTAATTTTTCGACGCGATTCATCCCTGATAGTCAAAAAGAAACGGTTGTAATATCATGACACACCATTCCAAAATTATGGCTCGTAAACAATACGTCTGGTCCGTGATCGCCTCATACGGTCTGACGAACAGCAAGATCAACCACGCGTTGTATCTTGCTAGTAAGGAAGCTGTCACAGCCTACGTCACAGCCATGAACACATTCCTTGCTGACGATTCTGTTGAGAACTGCAATGCCTGCATGTTGGCTGAACGCCGCATCTTGCGTGAAGCAACGTTGTGGCATCGCGTCTTGCGCTGGTGCAATGATTTTACGCATCGCGTTTGCTTTCTCGGCCTTTCCGAGACACGCCTTCACGCGGAAGAACGCTCGGCTGGCATGATCTCTATTGATGCAAACAATTTCTGACCAAATTAGAAACATGCAAGACAACAACACTCACGCGGCGAACGAAGCCGCAAATCGGCAATTACAGTCCATGCAAGGACTCGTTCGAAAGCGCAGGCCCGGAGGTGGTCGGCACAAGATAGGCAACACGAGGCTTGGAAGGATTACCCTTCCCGATGCTATCACAGCTGCAATTGATCGCTGGATTAAGGCTTCAGGGTGCTCTATGACACGCGAGAAAGCCGTGATTGAACTTGTTCGAATAGGCCTGACTGATTACCAATGGCCAAGGCCGTTAGTTCGCTAAACACAAAGGGGAGTGACTTGTAGCCGCTCCCCTTTTTTGTGTTCACGTAGAAAGACCTATTTACCCAATCAATCCACGCGCTGTTCCATTGCCCGGACCTGCTATTACTTCGATTACTTTATTCATATTTTGATTTGATTTGGTTGAAAATTATAAAAACGAGGCGGCTCCTACCAAGGATACCGCCCCGCTCCATACTACTTGAACGTTGAAAGTCGCTAGGCCGTCTCAAATCTCATTGCTGAAAGATTGTCAGGTTGAAAGTGGTCGATGTAATCCTTGAATTTGGTGGCTTCATCTAATGTTATTTTGCGCAAATTGTCAACAGTCGCGCCATCGACCTCTGAATCCTTGTCCCGTCGAGCAATCATGCATGTTCGACTTGGCATGACTACTTGGGGTATTTCACCAGCACGCCATGCTCTTACTCCGTATCCGCCTTGGAGATCGGCGAACACTTCTGAACGCACTGGCATTTCGGAACGTATGTAAACGGGCGACGCGCCCCAATCTTGGCAAATGTAATGTTGTCCGCTCATGTTAAACTCCTTTGCAAGTCTGAAAAGCAGGACCCGTTGACGCTTTTACGTAAGCCTCGCGAAGCGATTCGTCGATGCCCGTTGCTGTCGCGTATGCTGCGGCGTGCTTGCGCAGCATCGTTCCAATGCCTTCGACCACGACAATATCATTGTCAAGCAACACAGGGACGGGGATTTCGACTTTTGCCTTCCCGTCCTTGTACCCAGCCTTGTATCCATCGTCGAAACCATCGTCGTAGGAGGACTTGTCGTTTTGAATGCTTCGATCAAGCAAAAGCGACTTAGAGAAACGAAAGGCGGCAAGAACGCGGCCCTCGCCGTCGGTCATGCACCATGCGTCATTTTCTGCGTCTGTATCCAGTAGGGCTACGTACGCCGTGCTACGGTGCTCGTGGTCGATGTTCTGCGGGCACTGGAATGCCGACACTGCCACTCTCGGCAGGCTGTTGAGCAAAAACTCAACACCGACCGGAAGCGCGTCTGTACTCGTGCCTATGATAGCGCTCCATCTTTCAGGACGTTTTGTAATATCTGATTCGTTCATATTGTTTTTGGTTAGATGTAAAAGGTTTTCTTGTGCTTCACGGCTTCGCACAACTCATGCATGGAGTCAATCAAGCCCGCGAGTGATTCTGCCGTGAGTTCATCTAGCACGGCTTCGGTAGTGTATTGGAGCAACTCAAGGGCGACTTTGTGATCGCGCCCAGTCTTTGAGCGTGCGCAAGCGAGCTTGATTTTTAAATCGTGCCGAGTATTCACTGGTTAAGGCTCCGTGCATCACATATTTCTTGTGAAAGAACGATTGGAATGCCCATAAACTGATCACGATACGGAATTTCAATCGAGTCAGGAACAACTAACGATTTATTATGCAGCTCTCCTGATAGTTTGTTGCGCTGAAAACCTGACAACAATAGATATTTGGCTTTACTCCCTGACTTTTTCTCAAATTCGTTGATGAAGAAGATCAAGTCTTGAGTAATGTTCCTGCCTTCTTCGGTAGTTTTTTTGTGAGCGTCCTTGCCGTTCCAAAAGGCTCTTCCTTCACGGATTGCGCGAATGTCAATTGTTGTTGTAGCTTCAACTTGGCCGCGAGCGCCTAGCACATAATACGTCTCTCCCCTCAAGTCCTTGGCCTGTTCTTCGGTCATTGGCTCGTGATGGTTCGCCCGCCGATCTTTGATTCTTTCGATACGGTTCTCTTCTTCTGCGGCAATCGTGGCTCCTTTGAATGAATAAAATGCCCATCCTTTTTTTACGGCGTTTTCGAGAACAATTTTGTTGCTATTCGTTATTGTAAACAGCGCAATATCATTGGGATTGTGCCAGTTGACGTAGAGAACCATTTCTTCACGTAGATCGTTAATATGTTCAGGTTTTACACGCCCACCATTTTCATAGTACTGGTTTACTCGTGCATTTCGCTTAGAGTCTGAAAGAATGCCATTCCTTCGATTAATAATCCTTTTCTCCATTTCGTGCTTGGTTGGAGAATCCCTGAACGACCTTAACTCAATGTAGTCATGCACATAACGAGCGCGTTTGTCACATGACCCATCGGGTAAAATTCTCCAAGTAATGATTCCCTTACCACGTTTTTCACGAAATCCTTTTTTTTTGGCTTCTTCTGGCGTCATGGCTACTTGGCTCCATCCTGCGCGTAAGACGGGATTGTCATCGTTGTGTCTTCCTTACTGCCTGCTCTAAGTGGCATGATAATTCCAAAGAACTTACCTGTGCATCCGTTGAACGAAATCAGGATGGGAGATTCTTCGCCTCCTGAATTGGTAATGAGCATGGACCGCAACGATTTAAAATCAGTCTTGTAAATGTCCTGAGCCGCGCAGAAATCAGACAGCAGTAAAGGGTTCAAATAGATTGTCGATGAAACGGTCGGCTTGATCTCCTTTGGAACTACTGAACGCCACTTTGGGAAGGTTCCTTCAATCTCCATAGCTGACTTTTGGACGGAGCTTCCATCTTCAATCGTGATGCGGAAAAGAGGACGCTTGATTTTGTCATCCAGTGGCAGCTTTTCAGTTTCTTGCAACACAAGCGTAATCTCTTTGTCAGCCTTCCTGATGAATTTGATAAGGCTCAATGGGATTATAACGTCAAGCGAATCAGCACAGCCCAATACCCCTGACGTGATGCCCGCCGAACAGCAACCTATGCGCCTGCCGTCAGTGGCAACAAGCAATCCATACGTATTTCCTCCGTTTGTCGGACGATATTCGAGGAGAACGCTATTCATGGCAAAACGGACTGTGTCGTGTGAGGCAAACAAGGCGACTGCACGCAGAGCCTTGGCACTGATATTGAATGTGATTGTTTTCATGATTTTAAGTCGTTTCGTTGTAAAAAGTAGCCCAAGTATTGACGATTGCAAGCACTTTTATTTAATTCGCAAGGTATCCGTTCTCTCTTGCCCATGCAGGATGTTGATGAATGCGATTATGGCATTCTCGACAGACCGCCAGAAACGTCGAGGCATCATTTGTGCTCTTCCCGCGTCCAGCAGTGTGGTGGATGTCCGTGGCGGCGCGTTCTCCGCATACTTGGCACTTGGGGTGCACGTCGAGGTATTCGCGTCTCTGGCGGCTGTATAAACTGTTCCGTGAGGCCTGACGCTTGGATACTTGCTTCAGCTTCGTGCGCTTCAGGCCAAAGCCGCCGCGTTTCATGGGAGTCTTGCGCTTGAGTGGTGTTCGTTTCATGATGCCTTTGTGCCTTTGAAATGCTCGTCCAGAAATGCCGATGCGTCCGCGAATGTCGCGGTCCAAGGACTGGGATGATTGAACCTCATGAGCCATTTCACTTGTTTGGCGGTAGCCATGTGAGCATGTGCCCGCTTAATCAGGATATCCAACAACTTGCTTGCATAACCCTTGTCCTTGATTGAGTCTGCTCCAAATCCAAACTTGGCGAGCGTGGCGATTTGCTTTGCGCTTGGCTTCTTCGATTCCCATGCCATTTCAGGCTCATAATCGGCAAGATCGGAATCTCCAAGGCTCATAGCAAACTCGACAGCATCTATTTCTCTGCGCTTGTACCTAGCAGCCGCTCGAATCATATCAAGCAACTTATTCTTGCGAAGCTCCTTTGCGTTGCTCTCCGCGCTTAGGAGATCGGTTTGCCTGCCAGAATCCAAGACTTTTTGGAGATCATCCGCTTCCTCTTCTGTTCTAGCTATCAGGCTGGCAGGTCGTAGCAATCCTTTGACGTTCTTCTTTGAGGCAAGATAAAGAGGGTCTAAAACCAAAACATCGCTCTTGCCGGGAAAAAGCCGCGTTCCTCGGCCAATCATCTGAGACAACATAGGGAGCGAGCGAGTCAACTTGAGCGGAAGAACGCAATCAATGCTTGGTTCGTCCCATCCTGTCGTGAGTAAACTGGCATTGCATATCACATCGTAATCAGCCTTCATGCCCTCCCTGTCGTTCCCATCCACATGCACAGCGCGAAGCCCGACTGAATTGCAGGCAGCGCAAAATGCTTTTGACACGTCGATAAGCGGCAAGAAGGCTACCGTCTTTCGTCCGGGAGCTTCAGATTTTAGAAGTTCCGCGCATCGCAATAAATGTGGAGAAATAGCTTCAGCTACATCACTGTCACGGTAGTCTCCCGCCACCACTCTTAATTTGCTTGTATCAATGTCTAGTGGAATGCTCTTGATCGTAATGCGAGATAGCCATTTTTCAGTGATCAAACGCACTAACCCTATCTCAAATGCGATTGTTTCATAATAACTACCTAGTTGCTTTTTGTCGCATCGCTTTGGTGTGGCGGTCATACCAAGCACTTTCATCCCCGTGAAATACGTGAGAACTTTTTGTGCCTGTTCTCCAAGCGTGTTACGGTGCGCCTCGTCAATGATCAAAGTTTTGAAATAGTCTTTTGGCCATTTATCAAGCCGCAAGGCAATGCTTTGTGTCGTAGCAACTACTACTTTGTCTCCGATTTGAGCACGGCTATCAGCCATTTCAATAGCAGACCAAAGGCCAACCATTTGCTGAAACTTGTCCGCCGTCTGATATACAAGTTGTTATGCATCGGCCAGAAATAGGGTTGGGCCTACGGATGCACGGCGACGTGCTATCTCGGCGGCGATACAAGTCTTTCCACCCCCAGTACCCATGACGCCAAGAACGCGGTCAAATTCTTCCCATGCCTTAAACGTGCCTTCTATGGCCTCGTCCTGATATGGTCTTATTTCCATATTTCAACGCTTTGCTTGCGATATGTAGTTCTGGACTTTGCTTGCAAACTTAGTATCGCTTACGATGTTAATCATAAATGAATCTTGGGCCTGAGATGGAATATCACGTGGCCAAACGACACGCCGAGCTATGCAGCGGCCCTCATGACCATTGAGGATACAACCAGCCACCGTTCGGGCATAGTCTCCACCAATCGCCAGTGTAATTTTATCGGCAGTAGTATTCCATGCCTCAATCGCTTCAGCGTCGGTCAAGTCAGGGAATTGACTACGAAGCTCAAGAATAAATCCTTGATTCGTATTTGGTTCGCACACAAAGCACATTGTCGTTACAGCGGAAGCTCTCCTTGTGGCTGAACATCAGCCAGTTCACCATCTTCTATGATCACGGACGTATGCGCATCTACACCAACACGCTCCATGATGATCTGCGCATCATTCTCTGTGGCTATATCGGCCAGCATCTTCAGGGCATCTTCGTCCAGCAAACTGCCCTCGCGCACGATCAAAGTGCGCAATGTAGGATTGAGAGCCAATCCAATTGCGCAGCTAATGCGGATTTGTTCCGCCGTCGAAGCAACCTCCAAGGGTATTTCGTTGAATGTTACCGCTCCGTCCTGAATAGCAAGCCCTTGAACGGGCATCTTTGCGGCGGCGATCAACTTTGCCTTGCGATCATCACACTCTTTGATCTTTTCTGAAAGCTCGTCAGCTTTTGCTTTTGCGGCTGAGGCTTCAGCAATCAATTGCAATGCCTGTTTGTTGGCAGCGATCTTTTCATTCGTCTTATGTGCTTCATCCAACTCTCGCGTGATTTCTTCAGAAGACGCTGGTTTCAATACAGAAACAGCCATCTCTCGATGTTCCAATTCCTTGCGCATTTCATCTATGCCCAAAGAATCTTTAAGCATCTCGACATTCGTTTTTGCTTTGGAAAGTTCTCGCTCAAGCCTAGCGACTTCGATCTTGGCCGTTTCTATGCGTGTTTCAGCCGACGCAATTGCATTCTTGCGTTCAGATACTCCATCCTGAGCGGCGCGAATTGCATCGTTGAGTTCGTTCACTTTTGT